CTTACCACTATCAATTCCATCCTGGATTGCTTTGTTAATATGATTTCTAACAGTATTGAGATCTGCAATAATAATAGAATCCAGTTTATTGGCCAGTTTTTTAAAATTAAATGTGGATCTCATCCGGGTTTTAGGCATTTTTCATCACCTCTTTCCCAAACTTATCTCCAAGTTCATGGGATTCAATAAAAAAATTAACATATTGAGTAAATACAGATTCAATAAGATCCAGGCCATATTGTTCAGGATTTTCCAGGACTTGATCTATAGGAATCTGGGGTATTTCAATCTCTATATCATTCAGTTCCTGTAGTTGCGTTACGAACTCTATTAAAGATTGATCCAGTTTGCTGTTTTGTGCCATTTGTTTTCTCGTTTTCTTTAAGTTCGGCTTGAGCCTGGTAATCGTTTAGATCCTTGTTGTATTTTTGGATTAATTTAGCCCTGGTGGTCATATTATTCTCTAATAGCCATGTGTTCCAGGCAATTTCATCCTGTACCATCATAGGATATTCGGGTTCGTTGAAATCAACTCCAAAGTTGAAAGGCAGACTGAACCCATTTACCAGGGCAATTGTATGTTCAAGATCATAGAGTGTCCTCTCATGGTGGGCGAATATCTCTAAATCATCTTGATAATCTTCAAATTTTTCCAAGTCTTTGATTTTTAATGCTATGCCAGAGCTTGGCCGATCTTTATTGGTTTCTGAAAAGCTAATATTCAAGTGGTTGTTCTGAGCAACCAGCTCCAGCATAGCTCTGGCAAGTTTTAAAGCATGATCTACATTAACCTGGGGGGATACAATAGATAAATCTGTCCCTTCAGGCATTACAATGATTTCATCGGATCCAGCACGTTGTATTTTCTCATCCTGGTAAAGCCCTGTTGCTACATATTGGCCAAACATCTGGAATCTCATGCCTAAATTCATTTCTGAAAATAAAATATTAATCATTTCATTAACAGATATAATATCAAATGCAGGATAACAGAAGAAATTATCAATCTGATGGTCCCGGTGAAAGAAAACAAAGGGGATACGACCATAAGGGTTTTCATATCTTTCTAATTCGTTCATGTCAGTATCATAGATAATTTTAAATTCGTGATCCCAGTAACAATATAGAGGATCTGGTGCAATTGTAGAATCATCAGTAGGGAGCATTATGGGATATATAAGTGAAACCGGTTCTAATGGGTTATCTGGATTTAAAATAACATCAAATTTATAGAATGGTGTATATTCAAAATAATGTAAGCCCTGGCCGTTCTCTTTCCATGATACCTGCACAGCAATAGTCCCAACCAACTTAGTCATTTTCTCAATATGTTTTAATTTGAAATTTTTAAATCTTATTAATGAATCATATTCAGACTGTTTATCGGATAATGTTCTGGAGGCTCCCAAAGTGTAGATCCTGGACATTTTATCAATCATGCGTTTAGTTACATTATAAGACATTAATGGAATTTCCTGAAAAGCTGTAGCCTTAAAAAATTTCTGGATATATTTACCAGTGTCATCACCTTGATAATAATCTAATAATTTATCTATGAATCTATATCGGTTTTGATTATTATCATATTTAAGGTCTTTAATAGATTGTTTAATTAAATCCTTTACAATAGCATATCCATTAGAATTATAAATATTAAGTAAGCTCATCTTTTATCTGTCCTTAGTTTGTGGCTCTTTATGGGGAACCTGTTTAAAATTCCATATCTAATTGCATCCATTCCATGATCGTGGAGGCCATCCTTCAGTGGTGCTTCTTTCAAATCTTTACCCTCTGCCTCATCCGGATACCTGTATCCTTCAAAATCTTCTATAATACCATTACAATTTTCATCTATATGCAATCTCCTGGTCCCATCCTGGGATAAAACAAAGTTCCTAACATGGGAAATCCCTGAATTTATGTTTCTACTGGCTTTATCCCTTACAGAATAAACCCTGTACCCGGTCATTTGGTGGAATATGTCAGCTTCACCGACACCAACTGAAGCCTGTACCTGATAACCAGCAGGGTCTCCAAAAACCCTGGTAATTCTATACTTCTTTTCTTTAATTAAATCAACTAAATCTGCTGTTCTTAAATTTCTCTTGTGGATTATTTCATCAAAAATATGGATGTGTTCTATCCCATTTTTATCCCTGACGACTTGAAAAAATACCACAGCCGGGCAACGATAGCCAAAGTCAATAGAAAGAAAGACAGGCAAATTATACTGACATTTATAATCACCAACATTATCAGTTCTTGTAAAATCATTGTAAACTTTACCGGATAATGATGTGAACTCTGCACCAAATTCTTGATAATATACCTCCTTTGATAATGTTCTCCTGGCTTCTATCAGATCCGGATCATCTTCACCATCCGGAAAGGCGTAAACATTCTCCCATGAGGGGGAATTAGATGAATACCAATTCTTTTCTACTTTCCCCTGTAGGAATAATTCATAAAAATGAGAGAATCCATCAGGGGTAGAGATAAAAATAGCCTTCCCCTTCTTGTCTGATAGCGTTGGCCTGACATACATCTCCCAGATCCGCTTTAAATTCGGGACCTTTGCAGATTCGTCTATTACGACAAGATCACAACCGGACCCGATTAATCCACCAGGGTGTTCTGCACTCTTTCCACATAATATACTGGATCCAGCCTCCCAATCAAACTTTAAAATTTGCTCTTTATTGGAAAATTGAGAAGGCTTATACCCCTTTTTAATTACCATTTCATCATATATCATTCTAAATATTTTATCAGATGTTGTATAGGTAGGGGCTACAATCCAGGATTCAGTCCCTGGTGCTGTCAAAACTAATTCTATTTCTCTGGCAGCAGAATAAGACTTTCCAAACCTTCTACCACAACATGCTACAATGAATCTTGCCCCATCCGGATTATGTTTTGGGTGATAATCACCCATTGGGGGATTATGTAATTGTAGTTGGCCAGGGTGAGGAGTATAATCTACAAAGTTAAACCACTTCTCTTTATAGCTTTGGAAGTTATCAACATACTTATCCACAACTTATCAACATTTTATTGTATAAAACATACAATAATTTATAATTTATGAGGTAATATTTCATAAATATTAATAAGAAAGGGGCAGTATGTCCGAAGAACAAGTACGAGAAACAGTACAAGAAAACCAAGAAACATTGGTAGAGAATAAACCAGAATCTCCTTCTAATGATGGTTTATTGTCAGAAGTAATGGCAAAGAAAGAAAAGATAAAAACATTAGAAGCAGAACTTGCAAAAAGAGATGCTGATAATGAAAAAAGAAGGGTTAAGAAGTTAGAAAATGAGGGTAAGCATAAAGAATTAATTGCTGAACAATCTTCAACCATTGATAATTTAAAGGCTAAATTAGAATCTCAAACAGGGATTGTTAATAATTATAAGCAGAATTTAATTAATGGATTAGCTTCTGATGATGAAAGAAAAGAATATCTTTCAACAAAGTCTGTTGATTTCTTAGAGGAATTGACAAAGGAAAAAAATCTTATGCAACCTCAAACTGTTTCTAATCCAGGGGAATCTCTTGGTGCTGTTAGAAAGACTGTATCAACAAAATCTTTTGCTGATATGAATGAAGCAGAAAGAAGAGAATGGCATAAGCAAATGACAACTAATTAACCCTACTAAAAGATGGCTCTGCCATAGCTGATAGAGGGTATATTTTAAGGAGTTTTAGCAATGGCTTTAGCAGATGCTTTAGATGTTAATGTACATAGTGGTGGTACAGGTGCAGTAACAGCGAATATCGCTGACCAGTTTGTCCCAGAAGTTTGGGGACAAGCTATTCAGGATGTATTTAAACAAACAATAATGATGGATAATGTAGGAATTAATTTATCACCAGATGTTGCAAATCATGGTGATGTTATTCATATGCCACATATCGGTGTTCCAGAACTTGAAGCCTTTACTCATGGTGCTGAGATTGATGCTGATATTACTTCTGGTGGTTCTCAAACCTCAGAGCAAACCAATCTTACTATAGATCAGTATAATGTTGCTTCTGTTTATGTTCCAGACATCGTAACTGTTCAGGCAAATTATGATTTGTTGAGCATATATACTAAACAGCTTGGTTATTCTGTTGCAAGAGGGTTTGATAACTTTATGCACTATCAAGTAGCAAATAACTTTAATGGGTTATTTAGAAGTGGTACTGGTGCTGTTGGTGCAGATTCTACTGCTCAAATGCACGTTGTAACAACAGGTTCAGCTCTTGGTCAAGCTAATCTAACTACGCTTATGGGGAAAATACTTGGTGAAACAGGTGGAACAG